CATAGCATTGACTTTATCGAGGAACCGCTGTTCCTCTGACATGCTACGTAGACGCTGACCGGTAGTGAGTTGCTCTACTTTGGCAGCAGCACTAGTTGCAGAAGCAACCTGCTTCGACTGAATGTCATGGACATGCTGTTGCACCTTGGCATTGACGGCCTTCAATTTGGCGTCAAGGTCGCCCATCCTGACAACTATGTCAACGTATGCTTCTGTTAGTTTTGCGCCACCGGCCATTGTCTACCTCGCGTTGTAGCCCTGACGTTCATAGAACTCAATCAGACTCCGACGCTTTGCCTGAACTTCCTCAGACTGCTTCTTAGCAGCGTGCTCGCGCGCTATCTCGCCCATCTTCTCGTGGCCTATAGCCAAGATACGCACCTGATACAATGTCATCTCAGATATTTGCTGAGGTGTGAAATGATAATGCTCGCCTATAGAGGCAATCATTCCTTCCCAGCATCCACCGTCGGGGGGTCGTCTGCGTTCGCTTCCTCCGGCTCCAACGATGTTACATCTCCACCTGTCAACAGGCTTCCTGCAAGAGTGTTTAGCTGCTCCATATCGTCCATCCGTATCTGGTCGGCAAACGTCTCGAACTCCAGTCCTGGATTGTTCGGCACAGCGGCCAGCCAGAGCATATAGCAGATGGAGTCAACATCGAAAGTCATAGACTCCGACAAGTCAACGGCGTCAAGCATGCCCTTGATTATGTCCCAGCGTTCTTTGTCGCTGAGGATACCCATATCAAGCAGCTCCTTGGCCGCCTGCTGTCTTCGCCAACGAGCAAGACGGCCAATAGACCGTAGATTCAGAGGACTGAGCGTCCAGTCCTTGCCGTTGATAGTCGCTATGATTGGAGAACCAACGCAAGCTGCAATGTCATTCATAGTAAGTCATCCTTTATTGTCGTACGAGAAGTTATTCTTATACCGGCTCAACCGGATACGTTAGTTCGTCAGTGCCCTGGAAGTCAATGTCCAGTTTCACTACGGCGTCAGTAGATACAGTCGGCTTAAAGCTCGTGACAATCGCTGAACCACCGTAGAAGATGTCGTTGTCCTTGTCAGTGTAAAGCGTCAAGTCTAGCTCAGCACCGGCTACGATGCCTGCCGGTACAGCATCGTAAACCAACCCGATTGTGCCTGACCACTCTGTCAGACCGTCAAGGAACTCCTTGGCTCCAGCGGAGTCGAGTCCTGTTATCTCGTCTGCTGCGGCTTTGATGTCCAACGACCAGCCTGTGCAACCGACAAGCTCAGCACCGGCCCCACCTGGGTCAGTGAGCACCCATTCTACCTGAGCCTCTTTACCGTGAACTCGTGTTGCCATTAAGTCAGCACCCCCGTTCCCTGGAAGTCGGCATTGAGCTTCACCACTGAGTCAAGAGCAACATCTGGCTTGAAGCCTGTGATGATAGCGTCACCTTCATACGACACGCCACCAGCCTCCATCTCAAGAAGCACCTCGACTGTAGTGCCTACCACAAGCACCGGCGGATCACCGAAGATGTCGCCTTCATCGGTATCCCATACTGCTGTGAACGAGCCTGACCACTCTGTCAGTCCAGCCAAGAAGCCTTTCACACCAGCAGAATCAAGACCTGTCTGGTCATCGGCGGCACTCTTGTAGTCTACGCTCCAACCGGTGATGCCTAGCAGCCCAACGCTCTCTATCTTGACGGTTCCGTTTTTGCCATGTATTCTAGCCATTGGAACCTCCTACTAGGTTAGTCCACCAGTGCCTTGGAAGTCGCAATTGAACTTCACCACCGAGTCAATCGCAGAGTCTATCTTGAAACTCGTGACGATGATGTTGCCGGCATAGGAAATCGTTGTTCCAGTTCCAGCAGCGAATGTTGCTGCACCAGTAGTTCCGGCTGCTATCTTGCCTTCCGAGCTGTCATAGACACCACTGAATGAACCTGACCATTCGGTGAGTCCTGCTAGAAAATCTTTCACACCGTCACTGTCCATGCCTGTAGAATCGTCTGCAGCGCACTTGTAGTCGATGCTCCAGCCGGTGATACCAACACCATCAGCATAGCCACTAAACGTCACTGCGCCTGTCTTCCCGTGTATACGAGCCATAATCTAAGCCTCCTCTAACGTAACTTCATACTGAATCGTAGCGTGCCAACCTAAGTCGGCGTCCGGCGATACGCCATGACTAGTCCGGCCAAACCGGAGTAGATGATAGCTCGCCATAGTCAAATCGCAGTCGTTGAAGACTGCCTCAACCTCATCACGTAAAGACAAGCAGTGTTCCAACGCCAAAGCAGACTCCTGCTCGTCGTTCTTTATGCCTGTCCAGATGTTCATAGTGACAGGATACGTCTCTATGAAGTCCTGTGTGGTTCCCATGAGGTCTTGAACAGTAGATTCGCCATAGTCCACAGTCATATACGGCAATGGAACGCCCTGACCGGCATAGAATGACCAGCATCCTCCGGTGATTGTAGCGTCCAAACCGTTATCACTGAACTTGTCTTGTATCGCTGCTATCAGCTCTTTCACAGAAACCCCCTATAGAAGCCACACAATGCGATTCTGAGCGAGTTGGCTAAGGAATGGAGAAGTTGGTTAGGTAACGAACGAATCCACTCAGAATCGCATTCTATAGCCTCGTTCTAACGATAATGCCCTCCATCTCAGCCGGTATCTTTTCCAAGACCAATGACAGCCACGGCCTCGGCTCTACTGTTCCGCGAGCAATCGGCCCTTTCGTCCGCACAAGCCGACCACTCGGATGCCTGAACACAAGGTAAGGCTTGCTTACCGGAGAAATCATTCTGCCGCCACGAGTCCCATACTGAGTCCAACGGCCAACCTTGCTTCCAGTGCCTACTCTGAACTTCCGCTGAGTCATCATGGCATACTGAATGCTTCGATACAGCTTGCCAGTCTGCACAGCCGGTGAATCACCTGGAGCACTACGAGTGCGAACCCAACCGTAGATCGGCGGCTCCGCTGCTGGCTTCGGCACTCCGCCTGCGCTCTGCCTCATATCCTTACGTATCGCACGCACAGCATACGCAGAAGTCTTGCGAAGAACCTTCTCCATCGCAACGTCTAATCGCCGCTTGAACTCTGCGCTGTGGTCTACGATTCTCATGTAGTAGCCGTCCCTCCGTCGTAGATGACTTCCAACTCAAGTTCCCAGTGATGATTCAAGTTCGCCGGATTGTCTACGTGGGTGATGTTGCATATCATGCCGTCGGTTACGTTTAGCCTCACGCGGTCTTTCTCTGTAAGCGTGATACCGTCTATCGGATTCAACCAAGCACGCTTTGTGACATTCACACCACCGCTACCGAGTATCGCTCGTTCGTCTGCACTCAAATCCTGAACGTGCATATTCACAGTAGCCAACTCAGCCCAGACAGGAAACTGCTCGCCATAGTCAGTCTTTGCTGCCACGTTCGCTATGCGCTCTATGACCCATTCAGTATTCAACAGTGCCGCTGGTATCACGATTAGTTACTCCAAAATCGACATCTATCTACATCTACAAGCTGCGCTCCGGCATTGTTGCGCGTCGAAAACGCCACGTACGCATATAAATCGACTGTCCGACGCACAGCAGTAGCAAACGTAGCTTTGAGAACACCATTGACATAGCACTTGGCCGTCGTCGCTGTCCCGTTATCCTGCAAATCTACTCGAAGACAATCAAAGCGCCCGTCAACTGGCGCAACAGATGTATTGATTGCCGTAGCATCTGTATTATTGTTAGTAGCAATGCACTGGTATGTAGCCACACTTGCCAGTGGGTCATAAAGAATACCGACCAAGTCAGTGCCGGTTGTTGTCCAAGTTGTTCCTACCTGCTTCAATGGCCCGGCATTGACCAGACCAGCAATAGTGCAGAAACCAACGCTAATCGCCATGTTAGCTATAGCTACAGGTGCTAAGATAGCCTGTATCGCTGGAGAGATTGTGCTTGTCACACCGGTAACAGAATGGATGAGCGTTGTGTCATTGTCAACAGTGCCAGTGCCTACACGCGCTATGCCAACTTTGTCCTTGCTAGACGCAATGATGATAGAATCATTATTACCGGCCAACGTGACCATAAAACCATTGTTGGACGTAGTGGTATCTAACCTATCAACACACGTGAACTCTTCTCGCAACTGCACAGCAGTATCGCGTCTTACCACCTCGCCGGTGGTAGACTCGTAGGATTCCAGCACACCGTGTGTATATCTAGCGCGTGTGGCCATGTTAGTCAGCTTTCTCCAGCTTCTCAGGCTTTGGCGCAAGCGCAGCGATA